CGGGAGGCGGCGATCCCAGCCGTCGGGTGGCGGTAAGTTGCGCCGATCCTCATATTTCACCGCTGCGTGTGAGGGGTCTATAACGTGGCCGACCCCGACCGTCCATAGCAGGGCCGGACACCGATAGGGTCGCGTCCTTACGCCCTCGTGATGCGCGATCATCGCCTTGGCGGCGTCCGACACCTTCATTTTTTCTGGAACGCTTGTGTCCCAAACCAGAAGGCAATGATGCTGGAAAGGATCAGCATTTCGTCATCGCTGAATACGTTTTCCATTGCAATCGCAAACGGAATGCCGGTGGTGTAGGCGTACCAAACGCCTGCCACGTTCAGCGCAACCAGTTCCAGCACAAAGATGTAGGTGACGACCGGGCGCACCGAGGCACGCAGGTTGATCATCCATTGGGATGCGCCTTTGCCGATCTCAATATCGTGCTGGTACAGGGCTTGGCGCTCCTCGGCGGCGGTCTGCGTCTGCATCTGCTCCAGCTTGATTTCCTCTACCCGCGCCTGTGCGATAAAGCCACGTTCGGCAAGGGCGAGTTCGCGTTCCTTTTGCGCGGCGACAAGGGCAAGCTCATGCTTCTTGTCCTGCCGGTCTTGGAAGATGGTCAGAATCTTCGGCAAGCCACCCGCAAGGAACGACAGAAACGTGCTAACTAACGTCATCATTTGGAAGCCCTCACAACGTCATCGCCTTTGGTGACGGTCACATGGTCGCCTTCTACGTCCACGCGCATCGGTTGTTCCTTGCGGTCAAGCCGGTCAAGTTTGCTGATAAGTTCCTTGATGACCGCAAACTCGGGCTTTTCTTCTTTCTCCACCGTACCGGCGATGCCATTGAGCATGGAGATAAGGGCGGTCAGCGAGGCACCAAGCAAGCCCATCACGGCAGCAATCTTGTCGTTGTCCAGAAACAAACTGGAGACGACGCCAATAACTACGATAGCGGTGATGTATTTAAGGCCGTCCTTGCCGATAGCCTTGCCTGCTACGGTCTTAGCCGACGCTTTGGCCTCAAGCCGATTTAACTCGGCCTGCACCTGCGCTCGGAATAACTCAAGATCTACAGGCTCGCTCACGATAACCCCACCAACTTGATGACGATGCCAAGCAGCAGCAGGATGATCGTGGCTGCCGTACCCATTACCACCTGCTCCAGCCTTTTGAGCCGTGCGTTGGTTGCGTCAAACTGCAGTTCAATCTTTGCGAACCGGGCCGAGCATAAATCCTCGTGACCGTTCAGCCTAATCTCTAACTCGCCTGTTGTTGCCATGTTCATGCCTTATGGATGGGATGCTTTGTATGCGTCAAAGTCGGCCTTCAGCTCTTGGATCGCTTTGACGAGCGCAGGAATCAGCGTGCCGGGAGCAACAGTATAAATCCCATCCTCACGTTGCTTCACCATCCGCATGACATCAGCGCCATTCGCGGCAATCGCGGCTTCTGACTCTTGAGCAATAAACCCGTGATAAACGCTGTCACCGTCGCCGTGTACGCGCTCATCGCTTTGAGGGTTGTACTTGCCCTCATCGTCATATTCCGGCACATACCCCGGCACCGCAGGATCAATGTCTTTGCACTTTCTCCATTGGTAGGTAACTGGGCGCAGGCTTGCAATCAATGCCAAACCAATGTCGCTCGGCTGGATGTTTTCCTTTAGCCGCTCATCGGATGACGCTGACCACGACGTATCGCTACCGTCTAAATCCAGTTCAGCAATGTTAGCGCCGCTGCCTATCGTGATGCGGTTGTCGGCGGTGCCAGTAACACCTTGTCCGATTACAATTCGGTTGGATGCAGACGCTGATCCAGTTTGCGCGCTTTTTCCAACAAGAGTATTGCCTGATCCCGTGGTGATAGTAGTTCCTGTGCCATAACCAAGCCCTGTATTGTTAGAGCCTGTTGTTAAATCACTAAGAGACTCAGCGCCAATAGCGGTGTTGTTACCACCTGTTGCCCCACCCACTCCACGACAAGCCAAACGCCCAACGCCCACGTTGTAGCTTGAGTTCATGTTTCTGCCAGAAATTTGACCAATAAACGTATTAAAATTAAAATTGTATTGGCTGCCAGCGTCATCTCCAATAAGAGTGTTTCCGCCTAAACTTGTTATTGCAGCGCCTGCGGCATTCCCAATCAATGTGTTGTTAGAGCCAGTTGTTATTGCCGTCCCCGCGTCATAGCCCACGGCGGTATTTGCTGTTCCTGAGGTGACGCTATCACCTGCGTTAATGCCTAACGCAGTAACGGCGCTCGTCGTAATGCCCGCAAGTGATGAGCCAATCAACTGAAACTGCGTGCCGTCGTACACAATCACCACGGTCTGCCCTGACTTGATGTCGTTTGCAGCAAGGGCGGTGGTGCCGTTCTTGGTAATACTCTTTGCGCCAAGGCTGTTGATGTTGATGGTCGTTGCGCCCGTGTTTGCGCCTGCCGCGACAAACCAAAACATCTGACCTGCGGCATACGCAGCAATCGCTGGCGACAAACTGCCGGTGATCGTATTGGTGCCAGAGATAGAGCCGATCAGGCTGACCGTGCTGCTCTGCACCTGACCAAGCGTGGCCGAGTCCGTAGACGCGCTGCCGTTCCCAAGGCCCGTGAGCTTATAGCCCGCCATCGGAAGGTTAGCCGTGGGATTGGTCTGCCCGTCCTTGGTGACACAGGTAGAGAGGCCCGTTGCAAGGTCTGCCGTCAGCGCGTTAAACGCGGTGCTAGAGATAACCGTGCCGGTAACGACAGGCTGGCCTGCCGAGTTGATCTGGAATGTACCGCTACCGTTGAATGACATTACTCTTGCTCCTCTGCTGCGCGATCAAGTTGCGCCAACTGATACGCCAACATTCTTGCCGTTTGTGGGTTTACTTTGCCGCCTGCACGCTTCGCCATGTCCACAATCATTGCCATGTTGGGGCTGCGGCGTACCAACTCATCGCCACGCTCTGCAAGCAACTTGGCAAGCTGCGCGGGTTTGCCAACTGCCTTGCCTGCCGCATACACGGTTTCACCCACAAGACGCGGGCTGCTCGCTGCCATTTGCAACACGCCTGTCGGGCTTAATGCTTGAAATGCGTTATATGCCGCGCCAGCGCCAGACAAAGCGCCTGACAATCCTCGCGGCGTCCACGAACTCATCGCCTGACCCGCAAGCTGCGGGAATAGATTAGTCGCTCCACGCTCTGCCAACATTTCGCCAAGCTCCACGCGGCGACCATAATTGGTATTGGCGTTGTTTCGCAAAATAGACTGAAGTTTGCGAACTTGCGTGTCTATGCTGGCGCGGGGGTTTTGCGATAACGTAGTTTCAATTTCGTCCAGCAAATCGCTGGCGGTTTCGTAATCTTTCATCACCCGTGAATACTCGGGTGCTTGTTTGGTGATTTCTCCCCTGACTGCGTTATACGCTTTATCAGCTGCCACACGCGCTGGCGTTCCAAAAGCGTATGATTCTTTAATGTCTTTCAAAGACTTTTTGAGAGCGTCCAAACCTTCTGGCGTATGGAACTCTGTAGGATCAAGTTTTTTCCAAGTGCTTACTTGGTCATTGATTTTTTGCCACGCTTCAGCAGCGGATTTATCAATGACTTGCCCTTTGAATATGCCTGTTTCACGGGCAGACCCAACCGCTTTATCAATGTCGTTAAAGTCAAGAACGGTTTTGTCTTTGGCTACGTCTGCCATGCCGCTGCGGTATGCGGCAGACCGATCCTGACGTAACGCGCTGATCGCGGGCTTGATTGTTTCTACTACATCAGAAACGGGAGCGGTGCCACGCATTTGCGAAACAAACGCCTCACCTTGCTCGCCGCCACGAAAACCTGCTTTTGTGGCTTCCTCTACAGCGCGAGTGCCGGTGCCTGTAGTAAATCCAAGAACCGCCGCCGTGCCTTTACCCGCGCCTTTTGCGGCCTTGGTGGCAACGCTCAACGGATCAATCACATCGGCTACTTTCTGGATCGTTTCGCCCGTTCGCGCAACAACGCCGCCTGTGCGGCCCATTGCACGGGGAGCGACACGCAACGCACCGCCTGCGCCCGTTAGGATTGTGGCTGCGTCTGCTAAAAACCCGGCAGGATCGTCAGCAAATGTTTTCTTCGCGTTTTCAACGCTGCCATATCGGCTTCTGTAAAACTCACCGACACGGTTAGCCATTTCTGGGCTGGCGTCCGTAATGCCTAGTTTGCCCAATACGCTGTTGCCTAAATTGACAATGTTCTTACCAGTTTCTATGGGGCTTGTAATAGCCTCCACCGTAGATTTTCCAAGCTGATACGCGCTGCTGGGAAAATTAGCAACGGCTTGCGCCAACATCTGCCCGGTGCCAAGCCCTGTGGATGGCGCAGCAGGAGGCGGCACTACAGAGCGCGGGCCTGCTGGCTTTTTTGCTTTGGCCTGATCGTGTTTTGCATACGCCTCGTCGGGTGACGCCGCGTCATATAGCTCGCCTTCAATGCGGTAAGTAGGCATGGCGCATTACCTCGGCGGCAAATCAATAACGGGCTTGTATGACGGGCCTGCTTCCCGAGCGATAGACTGTTTAACCGTTTCGCGGTTTTTGCGCTTCTGTTCCAACACTTGCGGACTGTCGCCCGGCTGCGGAATGTATTGTTTTCTTGCGTTGTCAAATTCTTGATCGCTAATTACTGCGCCAGATTCACGACGCAAAACGGCGTTGATAAAGTTTCGCTCGGCTTGAAAAAACATTTGTTGTTTTGGATCAAGAGCGAAATTACCGCCCGGTACGCCTGACAAAATTGAAGCGCCAACACTTTGTGGGGGCGTATCCAAAACTGGATTTGATTCTGTAATACGGTCAGCAAACCCGGCGGCCTTGGCTTGGCTTTCATTCATGCCTTTCGGGGCAGGGCGAATTCCTTTAACAATAGCCGCCTCGCCGCCAGTTCGGCTTAATTGTGCGTAAATCGGGTTGCCTTCCTCATCAACGCCCGAAATCGCGGAACCACTATAAACATTAGTAACCGGCCCAGTCGGCCTTGTCGTCTCTTTCTTGATCGCAGCGTCATAAATTGCGATGTTTGGATCACCGGGCTTTAACGCAGCGCGTTCAGAAATTAGTCGTGACAATTCCGTGCCTTTTGCTTCACTTGGCGCGGCGACGGTGCTTTCTTTTACGCCGCCACGTTTGCCGAACTGCACATATGTGCCGGTCGCGCCCGCCACAGGGGCATAAAACTCCTCGGCGGTTGGCGTTTCCATAGACTTTTCAAGCGCCGCTGCCAAGAGCGGTGCGCGTTTCATTGCGCCCATGCCAAGCGGCGTCATCGCCATGCTCAAGGCTTCCTGCGGCGCTTTGCGATACTGGGCGGTCGGCGTGACCTCCTGCAACGTGGTTTCTGCAGGCGTTGCCGCCATAATCTGTTCGGGCGTGCGCTGGCCTTTGTCAAACACGCGGGCGGCTTCTTCCTTGCTAGGCGGTACATACCCGCCTTCCAAGCGGCCTGCGATACGGCGGCCAAACTCCTGCTCCATCTGCGTAGCCTGCTCACCCGCCTCCTCAGCCTTACGGCGCTGGCGTGCGCTCAAAAACGACTGCAGCGCCATCACAAGGGGCGCAGCGGAAGGCGTCGGGGCTGCCGATCCTGAAAGCGGCTGATACGCCTGTGCCTCTAGGGCTTCTGCCATAGCCTGACGGCGACGGGCCTCTGCGGCCTGCCGCTCGTACTCGGTCGGGGCGGCAAACGATGAAATGTATCTAGGTGCTGCCATAATCAAAGTCTCCGCGATATTCGCCGCCCTGCGGGGTCGTCATACCCGGTGAGCGCGGCTTCATCATGCCCTTGGGGATCACGCGGCCAAACTGCGGTTTAGCGGGCGACGTAATCATGGGGTTGTATTGAGCGTCAGTCGGCGGGGTGAAGTTGTCCATGCTACCGCGCTGCTGTAGCGCATTAGCCAGTTTCTGCTGGCGGCTCATGGGGCCACTAAAGGTTTGGTATCTGCCGTTCATGCTTACCCCTTAACCGAATGGTCTGCCAAAGAACCCGCCCCCTGCGGCTGCGCCCGCTGCGCCCGCAAGGCCGCCGAGCAAGCCCATCTTGGCGTTATATGCGCCAACTTGGTTGGCGTAGTTACGCTGTGCAAAATCGCCTGCCGCCTGCGTTCCCGCAAAAATGGGGGCCGCTGCGACGTTTGCGCCTTGGTAGCCTTGGAACTGCGGCATATTGACCTGCACGCCCGACATCAATGCAGCGATCTCGTTGATCGGCTGATTGCGTAGCGCCAACTGCTGCTGCAGGGACTGCTGGAGCGCGGTGTTGCCAAACTGCGCGGCCTGCAAGGCTTGGTTGTACTGTTGCAACTGGGCGGCGTTGGCAAGTTGCTGCTGCTGGGCGGCAATCGCCTGATTCTGCGCGAGAGCGGCATTGCGTGCGGCCTCCACATCCATCTGTTGCCCAAAGCCCTGCGCCTGACCCGCGAGCAATGCGCGGTAAGCATCTAGTGCTGCCGCTTGATTCTGCGCGACTGCTTGGTTCTGCAGCTGCTGTGCGGTGACCTGTTGCCCAAACAACTGCTGCGAGGCAGCATTCTGCGCCTGCTGAATGTTTAGCCCTGCCGACAGGTTTTGCTGCACGGCTTGGTTGTAGGCGTCTTGGTTTGCCAGAGCGGCCTGCTGCTGTTGCAACGCCGCTTGGTTGTACGCCTGCTGCACCGCCTGCTGCTCGCCAAACAACTGTCCTCGCTGCTGCCCTGACAAAGCAGCCTGAATTTGCTGCTCATCCATGCCTTGAGCGCGAGCCTGATTAGCAAACTGCTGTGCGGCTAACTGCTGCTGGAAGTTCTGTCCAGCGGCCTGTGCGCCAAACTGTGCCTGCTGCATTCCTGCACCAAACAAAGCCTGTTGCGCGGCATTGCCGAATTCGCCCGCCGCCACGCGCTGTGCAAAGTCTTGCTGTTGAGCGACGTTCTGTGCCTGTTGGCCCGCAAGGGCCGTCTGCACATTCTGCTGGATCGCCTGATTCTGCAATCCCGCTGCCTGTGCGCCCATACCAAACTGACCAAGCGCGGCCTGATTGGCAAACTGTGCGGCGGCCTGCGCTTCCTGAAAGCCCTGCTGACGAGCCGCCATATCCAACTGCAGCCCCTGCAGAGCTGCTTGCTGAACAGCATCGTTTTCCTGCTGCTGTTGTTCGCGGATTGCGCGGTTATACGCTTCCGATCCACGCGGAATGCCTTGGTTTGCCAGCTGCGTTTCCAGCATCTGCCGCTGTTCTTGGATTTGCGGCAATACGCGGGAAAGGATTGCCTGCTGTCCGGTCGTGCCTGCGCTAACCGGCATTGCAGCCAATTCGCCAGTTTCAAAGCCGCGCTGCAACCGTTCAGTTGGCACCGCGCCGCTGGCAAGACCAAATATCCCGAGGTTAGGCGCGTACTGGACGCCTTGCACGCCGCTAAGCCCAAGTGCGGTTTGCTGCTGCAGCGGGCTAACTTGCCCTGATACGGCCTGCGGCGTGACTTCGCCCCGCAGACTGGGCAATCCCTGTGTAGAAATGCCCTGCAAACCCGGCAGCCCTTCAGGCTGAAACGCCCGCAACTGCGGCACACCCACGCCACCCTGCGCGTACCCGTACTGACCCTCCGTCGGGCCAAACGATACGCGACCGGGGCCAACGCCCGCCCCAGCACGGCCCTCTAGCCGCAGCTCAGGGGCTTCTCGGGCCTGCACGCCAACTCGGGCCTGCCCCATGCCCATCAGATCGGGAGCGCCCTGTACGGCTCCGTAGCCGCCTAATTCGGTCTGCAGGTTACGCAGGTTAGGCTGAAAAGGTTGCCCTATAACGCGCTGTGCGGTTCCAAGGGCGGTTTCGCCAAGGCCCGCAAGGCCAAGGTCAACCCGCTGCTGGGCCTCCAGAATCTTCTGTTGTTCGGGGGACAGTTTTTGCTCAATAAACGGCTGATCCATGTCGGTCTGCCGCGTAAACTGTTCCCGCGTCGGCGCGACGGGGGGCGGCCCAAAGTCCCCGCCGTAAGCGCCAAACGGATATTCGCCGCCGCGACCTTCGCCACGGCCTTCCATGCCACCCAAAAAATCACCGCCGAGGAACCCGCCCGTCGGGCCACCCGTCATTACGCCAGCCGCTTTGCGTGCGTCATAGTCGGCCAACCGCTTGTTGTATTCCTCCATCGCCTTGTTGTAACCCGCCTCATCAAAGACGGGCTTACCAAAGGTAATGGTCTGGCTGCCGTAGGGCGTGACGACGTTAGGATTGGAGAGTTTGGCAGTAAGGCGGGCGGCCTCAAGATTAGCCGCTCCTTGCGCTGTCGCCGCAGCAGCGTAGTCAGGCGCTGGCGGTGGTTTCGGTGAACTTTTGCCCATACCGAGGCTCCAAATAACGACACGAATCTCGTGTCATGGTTAAAAACACGATGTCCCCGTCGGTGTCGGCGTCACGGATGCGCGCTTCCTCGGTGAACCCCATTTTACGCACTAATTTCAAGGCTTTCACGTTTTTACTGCCCACAGGGGCAATAATTTTGTCAACCCCGCAGACGTTAAACGGATAGTCATACACGGCGGCAAGGTAGGCTGGCGTCAGCCGATCTTGAAACGCGATGTGGCAAACAATGCTGCGCCCGTTCCAATTCTCGTACACCACGCCACACACCAATTCGCCATGTTTCTTCAATCCAAGGGCATTTGACCGTTCGGCGTGATAGCCGCCGCCCGTCTGCATACAGACCCATTCGCCCACTTCGGGGCCGCTTGTTATATGCCAGCCCATCCGAGTTGATACACGATGTCCGTTGATGCCCATTGAATCTGCAAGTTTCGGCTGCTGCTGTTGAGCTGAACCGCCGCGCAATAACCGATGCCGGTCACGCCTTGCCAGTTGTTGTTGATGACATCTGCCGATCCCCAGATGCCTGTATCCCAGAGCGAGGTGTCCCATACGCCATACGATGAGGGCGTATAAGCCAGCGCCGCTGTGCTTGCTGACAGGTCAAAATCCACGTTGATGTCTATATTGATCGCGGGCTGGCCGTTGCTGAATATGCCGGGCCGTGCGCGGGTGAAATACTTTTTGACACCCCGCGTTTCAAAGTAATTAAACGCCTGCAGGATGCGGCCAGCGATATTGTTGGTATCGTCTATGTAGCCCGTGGAGCCTGTTGTCCACGCCTTGGCAACATACTGATTACCGCCAAAATACAGTTCATCGTTCAGGATATTGAACGTATTGGCGTTCCAATCAGTAAACCGACACCACGCCTTGGTGATGTTGTTCATCACAAACTGCTCTTGCGAGCCTGTTGCAACGGGAATGTTGACAACCAGCGCATTATTAAGCGCGTTGTAAACCATGCCCCAACCAAAATTGTTCTTGTAGTTTTGTGCGGCGGTGGCAAACGCGCCTTGAATCTTGTCTGACAACGCCACGTTGGGATCAAGCCGCGAGGACTGCAGCGCAGAGGCCAGCGGGAACAGCCCGTCTAGCGTCAGCACCAAAAGGTCGCCGCCATACTTCATCATGCAACGCTTGGTGAGCGGCGCACCAATCTGCCATACGCCGATCAACGCCCATGTGGAGGCGCTAGAAGGATCGGTGCCGCGATAAACGATGATTTCGCCCTTGTTGGTGACAAACACAAGGTTGTCGTCAACGCCGTAGCCAGCGTCAATCGTCCATGTGCCAAGTGCAACCAGACTGCCGCCCCATTTGGCAACGGCTGATAGGTCAAGCTCTTGCGCTGCGCCTCCTACGGCAAGCGTCGGCAAATACCACGCTTTGAGCGTGTCTTTCTGAATAAACCACAGTCGGTTCTTAAACAGCGTGATGTTATCTAGCGTCGTCGTGGTAACGCCCGTGATGGCAGGCGTAGATGAACCATCAATCGCTGTCCATGTAGACCCGTTGTATAAACGAGGTTTATCCACCCCGTTGACGCACATCATAAAGTTGCCGCCGGGGGTCGTGATGTTGACGTACTCCCAGCGGGCATTAGTCAATCCACTAACAACCGCCGCGCCCACCGCGCCCGCCGATGTAACGTCGTAAAACGCCGTGCCTGATGCCGCAAACAATTTGTTGGTTGCGCCGCCTGAGTAGGAAAACAGGCTCTCCACCTGCGACGGTAACCCTGTGGCGTGTTTGGTATATCCGCCACGCAGATTCACGCTGGCAACGCCGGGGAAATAGTTATCTAGCGTTACCGCATCGGTTGGGGCCATGTTGGCGAGCGAATCTCGCGCATTCCAGCCGCCCACAGGCGCGGGCAAGGACGCCACGTTGGCGTTGTTGCGCTGTACGAGCCTGCGAACAGAGGCCATTACTGACTCTCCGTACCGTAACCGCTGTCAGGGATGTTGTCGTAGCCAATCAGCACCGTACCCGGTCGCGGCGCAAACGAAAGGTTTGCCCCCGCCGTATCCTGCGCGATGGCCGTTTCCAGTTCTTGCAGGTAATCGCGGTAGATAGCCGTCGTGTCAAAGCCCTTGCCTTCAAAATACTTGAGCTTGGTGGACAGCACCATTACCCGATCTGGATAGATGCAGGTATCCGTGTCAGCGGTAAACGAGGCTTTGGGGGTGCCGTCTGCCGCGTTTGCCCAGTTCTTGCTGCGATACTCAAACCCAAGGAGTTCCCCCGCGTTCATTCCCGGCCAAATCTGGAAGTACGCGCCAAGCAGACGCCAGCGGATACGCGGGCCGGTGCTGATGTAACCCGAGAGCAGCCATTCCCATTGCTGCGGCGACTCAGGGCCAAGCATTTCCCACCGCTTGCTTTTATCCCAATGCGTGCGGTTGACTGTGCTGTAGTAATCCGAGGGAAGGTTGTATTTGACCTTCTGGAATACAAGGCTGCCGTTTACCTGCGCTTGGGTCGGCTCATAGTTGAGCGTGACCTGCGAGGCGCTATCCACGCTCGTCACATAGGTGGCGTTCGGGATGCCAACGCCCTGCACCTGATAGGCGGTAGACAGCCCCGCCGTAGAGGGGATGCCGGTGATCGTATAGGCCGTCGTCGTCCACGTTCCCGTGGTAGAGGTAGCCTCGGTGTAAAACGTATGCTGGCGGGTCAGTTCCCGCCAGTCCGCACGACGCATCAACTCATATCCCGAGGCGTTCATCAGAGCCAGAAGCTGCACAACGTCCTGACTCGTATTGCCCGCGACGGTTGCCGGGGTTGCTATGCCTAACTCATTCGTGACCTGCTGAATGAGCTGAAGCATCGTGGTTGTGGACATGATTTATCCCTCAGTATGAACTTCTTTAGGCGGTCGGCCCCGACGCTTCGGTTCGCCCGCCTTCTCGCCAAGAAGCTGCGCCATCTGCGCCTGCAGTTCGGCTAACTGCTTCTTGGTATCTTCCAATTCTGCGCTAGAGTCTGCGCGGTTCTTGCGGTTAAGGTACTGCCGCGCCTTCTCGCGCAAACCTACCCCGCCCATTCCAACGCGCTGCAACTGGCTATCGGAGGCCAGCGCCAGCTGCTCTACCGTCATAAATTTCAATATGCCAAGTTCGGCAATCTGATCCCGATTGATTTCCTCGGGGTAATCGCGGTGCCATTGGGCAAGCGGCGTACCAATCTGTGACGCAGCGCCCTCGTTTTCCTGCATCTGGAAATACAGCCATTGGCGCGGAAACCGCTGGCGGTGATCCTCGCGGGCAGGCTGGTCAATGATGTTCGTCTTATCGCCGGGGGCCATAATGCGAACATAGGGTTTACCCTCGTTTGCACCTGCGTCTTTGGTGTAAAACTCAACGTGCAACTGGGCATCTGCGTTATTGATGTCACTATCTAGGGCCATTTCCTTTCTCCTGTGGGGATTGGGGTTAAACTCGCTCGCCATTTAAGCTGTACCATTGGGTATTAGATACAGCAAAAAACAAAGTCGTGTGATTCTGGGCAATAGATGCCGAGGTCGTCTGGTTGATTGTGTTGCCGTTTTGCGGATACACGGTCACCGAATGCGCTCCCGAGTTCGCCACAACAATCGTTGCGCCCATCTCGCAATTTGGCAATTTTACGCCGCTACCGACCGCCGTGGTATCAATAGAATTGTAAATGTGCGTCAGTTGCGTTGCGCTACCTGCTGACGTTCCTGCAGCGGTAATACCGTTTGTCCCATCACCGCAAATGCTGACGGTGGACAGCTGCGAAATACCGCTACCGAGGACGCGGGAGGGCAATGTCATGCTGCTTTCCTCTCGCCACGCACGCGCATAATCTCTGCAATCAGCCCCGGCCCTTTAACGTCCAGCGTTATATCGCCCATCGTCTCAAAGAGCTTCTGAAACTCATTGGCCTGCTGGGCCATTGCCATATTGCAGTTGAACTTCTTGCCCGTCGGGCCACCGACAAACACATCAATGGACGGCCCGCTGACCTCTCCCGTAAAGCGTTTAACGCCATCGGCGCGGTTACAGGAGTCATAGCCGTACAACGTAAAGTTGCGGAACCCGAGCAGATAACCGATGTTGATGGCCCGCAATCCCGAGGTTGTCCCACCGCCAACGGCCAGCCTTTTCGGCCCAATGGCCGTTAGTTCTGCACCCTCTATCCATGAGTGCCAAAGCAATATGTTGCGGCCCTGCAGGTAATCAAACGTGGAGGGCGGGCAGCGTGACGCGGGCATATACACGGTATGGTCATTAAGCCGCCGTATACCGTCCGTGCGGTCACGCGGGTCAAGATTGACCCACAAATCAGGCTCTACGCCATGTTCCACTAAAAAGTCGTGTGCGGCCTTTACGGCCACAATCGGCTGCCCCGCTCGGCGGTGCGCCTTAATATCGTCAATATAGTCCGGCATAGACCACCCGCTCGCCACCAAGACAATGTTGCCATCGTGCTTGATGGGAGCGAGGGTCAGTTCTGGTAAACCACGCGCTATGGCAGAGCGGATATTGGAGCAAAGCTCCTCCTCCGTACCTGCTGCAATAACCGCAATCTCCAGAGGTTGCACTTTTAGGTGCCTGCCGTTCCCGTCAGAACGTGCGGGTATGCCGCAACGCAAGTCAGGGAGGTAGCGCCAGAGGCCGTGACGGTCGCAACAAGACCGGCCACAAGACCACCGCTTACCACCGCATCATCCAGCACGCCAGCGGTCGCCGTCGTATACAACGGGACGTTTGGCAAGCAGGATGCGGCCAGCTTCACGACAGGCTTGCCGCCGATCTGCACCCAGCCGTAATAGGCCGAGGCAATGGAGGCCTGCGCGAAACCAACCACTTTGCTATTCGCGGAGTTGGTCGTCGTGATCGGCACCACCGTGTTGTCCACACGGACGGAAACCGCCGCGTACTGCGAGACATCCGAGGATGCCTGCACATACACGGCCTGCCCGCCGTCGTTCAGGTTGACGGTCGTGCCAACGGCAAACGAGGGCGAGCTGTCGGTGTTATTAAGCGCCACACCGATCAATGCGCTAGTAGAAATAGCCATTTACAAGCCCTCCTTAGGCAATCAACACGCCTTGGAACTGGCTGCCCGAGCAGGTCAAGTTACCTGCCCAGCCAATCAGCTTCACAATGGCGTCTTGGTTGACGGCCTGACGCTCACCGCCAATCGGCACAAAGTTGCGATCCTTGTGCGGACGGAACATCAGGTACTTGGTGTTGAGGAACCACATATGGTTCGCATTGCCAGCACCGCTGTTGTAGGTGGACGAGCCGATACCACCGTCCAGCACCACGTCAGAGGCCATGCCTGCGCCGTAATACTTGAGGGAGGCAAAGCCCGCGCCCGCCATGCCCGAGCCAGCGTCGGTAATACGCTGAATGGCCTGCAGCGACTGCAGATACAACTTGTAGTAGTTGTTGTCCGCAACGATGAGGTCAGGCTTGTCGGTGCCACGGATCAGCTGAACCGCGAGCGCGTCCATGTAGCCCTGAATGTTCGTGGCCGAGACAGCCGCGAGGCCATCGGTCAAACCACTATACTTCTTGGACTGCCAGAACGACCACACGGCGCGGTTGATGCCGCCGTAGGTTCCCGTGGTCGGGTCATCCGGCACAGCCGCAGCAAGGCCCGTGAGGTTCTTGCCCGCGTTGCCGGTGCCGTCACCGTACAGGTCACCGCTGATGCGGTTGGCAAGCTGCGCTTCGGCAACTTCCATGCGACCGTCAAGAAGGTCAATGATGGCCTCCTTGCCCGTGTTCTGGATCATCTCCAGACCCGAGATGGTCACCGCACTTGCGTACTGGGTGATGGAGAACTGCGCCGAGCTAATCGGGCTGTTCTGACCCACGTTCAGCACTTCGTAACCGGAGTAGCTGTTCGTGTTGTTGGTGGTGGGATCGGTGTACATGATTTCTTGCAAAATCACGTTACCGCCCGAGAACGTCTTGACGTTCCCGCGCTCCTTCAGACGACGCAACAACGCATTGTTGTTGGTCACGTTGTCAGCGAGTTCACCGCTACGGCTCTGGATGGTAGTAGCGATGATGTCGCTGATACTAGAGTTGGCAAAAGCCATTTTAAGTCTCCTATATCAGTTAGTTATAACCGGGCGTTTGCTTCTTCAAATGCTTGCTCAAGCAAAGTCCGGCGGTCATTCGCTTTAGGAGCCGTGTTAGCACCGGGTGTGGCGCTTCTGACACTCACAGCAGCGGCCCGAGCGGCTTTCGCCACCCGGTTTTTCTCTGCGGAAATTTGTGCATTTTGTTTAGCCTGTTGGGCCGACAAAATGCGTTCCCGCAAATCTTTATTGCCATAAACGGCCTTATCATACGCCTCCTCCAGCGTTTCGGCGCTGCCGCCTTGGAGGAGCTTGATCATTTCGGGGCGTACTTCCTCAAAATGCTCGGCCTTCTGGGCAAAATCTTCAATTTCGTTCAGCAGCACGGCCTGTTCGGCTTGTTCCTGCTGCTGTTTCCAAGTCATTACCTCGCCACGCACGTTTGCCAGCTCGTTTTTGAGGGCAAAAATGGTGGGGTCAGCCATCGGTGCGCCGGTTTGCGGCACGCCGCCTAAATTGATGCCGTATTCGTTGGCAAGCTGCATGAAATACTGCTGGCGCGTCTGCGGATCGCTAGTGCGGAGCGTGTGGTCGGCCTTCATTAGCGCGGCAATAGCCTGTTCGGGCTTGAGACCAAGGCCGTTCAGCGTACTCATGTACGGGTTGATGGCTTCGTTGACCGCATCAGCAAACTGCTTGGCCTGAAGCAACGGCTCCACGCCCCGGCGCATTTGTTCCTCGCGCTGGTAGGCATATTCTTGCAGTCGGGGGTCGGCTTTCTGCCAGACCTCGTGGTAATCCTTTTTCCAAGAGAGCGGCGGGCGCTTCCAAACGGGTTCTTCGGCGGGCTCTGGCGCTTCTTCCTGCGGTTCGGTTTTGGCAAACCGCCCCTGCGCGTCACGGCCAGCGTCTACCGGCTCGTTGTTTTCTACCGCATCAAAGCCTTGCTCAAGGATGGCCCGTCGGTCGGTTGTTTCAACGTCGGGGGTGTCTACGTTTGGGTCGCTCATTAGCCTCTCCTGTGGGGATTGGTGAAATTAAACTCTTGGCGCAGCTGACGCAGCACGCGGTCGGCCTGCTCGTTCGTCATGCGTTTGTTGACCTCCCATTTCAGCCGCTCTAAACGCTCGTTGGTTTGGCGTTCGGGCTTGATATGGCGGGCAGGATCGTCATTGCCAACCTCAATGCAGTTGTTGGCCTTGAGGTGGCGGCGATGCTGCGAGCGGGAGGTAATCATCTTGCCGTCAATCATGCTCTTGTAAGGCGTGATGTCAGGCTGGACGTAGTGATAGCGGCCTTTGGCGTCTTTCTTGCGCTCTACAAACTCGCCATCCATGTAAACGTAGGTTCGTTTCATAACAGCAACAGCAATGCTTCCTCGTCGTCTTTTTCTTCCAGTTCGCGGTATAGCGCCTGCATTCGCGTAACGTCTGCAAGCAGGGCGTCAAAATCTATGGCGTTGACCGGCGGGATGGGGACGCCAGCGGCTTTCTCCTCCACAAACGGCGCAACGATTTCAGCGACCACACGCGGGCGGCCCTCTACCAGCTCCTCGTATATCGCAATAACTTCCTGACGACGCGCTTTGCGCTCTTTGTCGTAATCGTCGTAGCGCGGCTCAGGCAGTTTGCGGTGCGTGTTGTACCCGCCGTCGTGCATATCCATGACGACAACGGGAGTCGGCGCGGCAACTTCCGCGACCGCAAAAGGCAAAACGCAAAATGGCGCTATGGCAAACATTAAACTCTAACTTCTACCTGATCCCAGCTCTGCGCTTCTTCGTTCCAGCTGTACATTTCGCCGTTTGTTGACGCAGGCATCGGCACCGGAGCTTGCCAGTTGCAGTCGGCATCAAGCGACCACGACGGATATGGCTGCGGCGGGATAAACGCATCGCGGCCCACATCGTAGGTGTAGCCGATCCCGGCGTAGTGCTTGCGGAAGTTGGCGTTGTAGGAGGTCTGCTTCCAGTTGCCGCCGAGCAACCGCTGGCAGAAAGCTACGCCGATGGCCTCGCTCTCGTTGCCGTCAACGTCAGCCGTGTCTTTGTTGGCGACAACGATCACGCGCTGCACCACACCGTTAGCATCAATCTCTGCAAAGTGCGCCATATCAATTCTCCAAATGCAAAGCGGTGAGGCTTTCTTCCTCACCAACGTATCCGACCGGGAAAGTGTTAAACGACAGCGAGACTCGCTCCTGCTGCACGGATTCCACCATGTGCGTCAAGTGCGAGGGAAAAATCATTAGGTCGCCCGCACCGACCTCAAACCACCACGACTCTGAGTTGTGCAGGTTCCAGTTGTTCGTCGGCAGGCTGATCTGCTTATAGCCGTCGCGGTAAAAGTAAATCTTGTCGCGCTCCCGTGCGGCCTTGAGATATAACACGCCCGAGATAAACGAGTTCGGGTGCGCGTGTTTGTGGTGCCATTCGCCGGGCTTGT